CCTATCAATCCGTAAATCACATTCGTCACAAAGCTTCTTAAACTTCTTAGCAACAGGTAACCACTCTTCCCGAGATATAGGTTCTGTAAATGCCCAGTATGCGTGTATACCCCCACCCGAATTAACAATCGTGGGTTTGGGCAACTTAATATCTTTACAGAACTTCCTCAGTGCAACTAATGCTTCTGCATGGTTAGCATAAGGTTTCTCCGCACCACAATCTAAATCTAGGAATAATGACCTAAGTTGTTTTACGTTCCTTGCCATCCTCGACTTGGCATCTTCAAATGTAGCTAGTGCGTAGTACGCATCATATCCGTTCTCCTTAAAATTCTCCGCCACTTTAATAACATCTTGAAGCTTGGTATAAAACTTTTGAACTACTTTATCCTGCGCTAGTCCAAGAATGCAGTAATATCCTTCGTCCCCAAGTATTTTTTCTAAAAATAATTGTGTGTTCATAACCACCTTTGAAGGTGGGGGTACTAACGTGTTGATTAACTTCGATGTACAGGCTATTTAGCGTTGCCGAGCCAACGTGTTCCCCGTTTTCCCCCCGTAACTATTAATTAAGCATCATCCCATTCGCCTACTAAGTCAGCTAATTCCGGTTCAGCTTTAGCGGCTGTCTTCTTAACTACGGCTTTCTTGGGTTCCTCAATTTCAGTTTCTTCTTTCGGTGCGGCTAACTGGGCTTTGGGTTTCTCTCCAACACCATCAGTCTGTGCTACGGTTAAAATAACTGCCGATAAAGCGGCTTGTGAATCTTTAGCCTGTTTCACTACTTCAAACTCTTCTTCAGTAACTACACGAATCGGCTTGAATGTTAACTTCGGTGTAGGACTTGAAGTATCAAACCGCATTTCAGTAATGACACCTGTAATCGGAGTGCCATTGTTTTTCAGATGCCGTGCATATGCTTGCAAAGGTAACTTACCCTTCTCGCCATCACCGAATACAGATGTTGCAGGTAGAACTAACTGATACACATCCTGCCCACCCTCTATAACTAATGCTAACCGTTGCTGATACTTACAAGCACGAGCATCGCCTTGACCAGAACCTTTAACATTTTTAGGGCAGCTTAGACAGTTGGCGGCTTGCTTCTCTTTTACTTCCGGTGCAGGACGCTGATTATCAGCAGACCAACAAGCAGGGGCAACAGCTTCGCCTTCAACATAACTACCTGCATAGAACACCCGAGAAATACTTGGTGCGGCTTTGACGATAACTACGTTCATAAAACGCTCTTCTGATACACGGTATTCCTTACCACCAACAAACTCACGGAATACACCGCCCTTGATGCTAATACGTCTTGCACCTAAATCACCACCCGCTAATGCGTTGGTAGCGTCATCCATCTCACCTTTTAAATAGGCAGGTAAACCACCTTTAAACAAAGTCATCTCACTCATACTTCTCTCCTTAAATATCCTTGTCAGGATTGCTAAAATCAAATTCCAGTTGTACTGGCTCTTTTACTGCTTTTTCTACTGCTATTGCTACTTCTTGGGGAACACTTACCTCTGTGTTACGAAGTTTCGCTTCTACTTCAGACAACTTAAAGCGATAGATTCCTCCTAACTTCAAGGCAGGTATGTCCTCGTTTCGTATCCAAGTCCTTACGGTAGAAACTGACACCGCAAAGTGTTCGGCTACTTTTTCAATGGGGACATAAGCATCATCAACCATTTTTACTCCTTTTTACTGTAACTGAATACTCGTTGTTAGCGTTAAGTCCGGGGGGTATTATGTCCGGATTCTCTTCTAAAAAAGCCTTCAAATTGGTTTGTTGCAACCGCTTCTCCAATAAATCAGGCACCTCATGTTCAAGGATAAACTTGTGCATAGAAGTCCAATCGTTTGTCGTATAGCGTGTTAATACTGTGCGATATACAGTTCCCGACTCTGTTCTAATACTTTCGGCACCAACATCCTTCATGTGTTCAAGAATCGCTGTTTTTACAGTTCTCATCTTTTCCTCAAGTTCAGATATTTTAGCTTCAAGTTCCTTGTTCATTTCTTCTTTCTTAGTCCGCATCTTGATGTAAACACGGGTAAGTGATTCTATTGATACTCCTTCATTTTCCATCTTCTCTCTCCTCTAAAACTACAACTATACTATCAAACTTTAACTTAGTCAAGTAAATTCTTGTAAAGATCAACTAATTTTGTGTGATCGTCTATTTTGTTATCTAACATTTTGTAAATGTGCTTTTCTGCATTAGAACCTTGTAACTTGATTATGGTTACAGGATGTCTTTGCCCTGCCCTGTGAACCCTTGCATTTGCTTGTGCATAGGTTTCTAGTGACGGTACAGGACCCCACCAAATCACGGTATCAGCCGCAGTTAAAGTTACTCCATGCGCTGCGGCTTGTGGTTGAATAATTAATATTTTTGGGTCAGCAGTCTGTTGGAATCTTGCAAATATATCTGTTCGTTTACTTGCTGATACCTCACCGGAAATAACTTCAGCCGTGTAACCATCATTAGTCAGTCGCTCTAGTAAAATATGAATTACGTGCTTAAACGGTACAAATATCAATATTTTCTGTTTAGTCTCCTCGACTACCTCTTTCAGCACCTTGTATCTGTTTTTAATGTCAAAGGTAAGAGTCTGCCCGCTATCTGAGTACACCGCACCACAAGATATTTGTAGGAGTTTGTTTAAACCGACTGCGGCGTTAACAGACGTAATCTGTTCACCTGATGTTTGCACCACAAGTTGTTTACGCAAAAGCTCATAATACTTCTTCTGTTGGGCAGTAAGTTCCACATCCCTGATTACATAGGTCATCTCAGGTAAGTCTAGGCACTCTTCCTTAGTAAATCGGATAGCAGGTTGCAATGCCTCGAACACAATCTTGTCAGCGTTGGGGCGGTTTATCCACCGGAACTGCGTTATCTTATACATTACCATCTCTCTAAAAGATGTAAAGAACTTCGGCACATTCTTGGGGTTTACTAGTTTAGCTAGTCCATACGCATCTACAGGACTTTGGGCGGCAGGTGTACCTGTTAGCATCCACAACCAAGTATCGGGCTTCAAAAGCCTGTTTAGTGTCTTCCATCGGGCAGTCTGTGCGTTCTTGTATGCGTTAGCCTCGTCAATAACAATTAAGTCAAAGCCACCATTAAATATCGCATCGGATACAATCTCTACCCCATCGTAGTTAATGATTACAAATTCCGCTACTCCATTGATAATTGCTTCTCTCTTCTCTCTAGAACCATAGGCAATATCTACATTACGGTGCATGGCAAACTTAAACAAATCGGCTCGCCAAGCCGAATCCATAATAGATAGGGGGCAGATGACTAACACCCGTTTGATTTTCCCAATCTTCATTAGGTAATCCGCTGCCCAAATGACCGAACCGGTCTTCCCTGTGCCTTGTTCGTTCAAACAAAATGCCCTAGGGTGTAGGGTTAGAAACGATGACGTAACCTTTTGATGGTCAAACGGTTTGTGAAGCCCGGGCCAATCGTACTGTCCTACAATTGGTGATGAGATGTTTTTTATTTGAAGATTGTTTAAAACCCTTGCTTCTTCTAATCCCCAGTTAACTGCAACTTCACCTGTACCCAGCACTCTACTCTTCGGTATGATGCTCGTTACTTTGTTCGGGTTCTTTAAATTAAGAACCAAAACCTTGTTCTCTACAATTCGCATTCTCTCTCCAGTGATGCTTAATCAGGACAAAGTGGGTGTCCACATTGCCCTACTAAAAATACAACTATAACTATACTACTTTTTTCGTTCTTTTTTACTAGTTTCTGAAACTAAATTACTTTTTGCATCTCGTCTAAACGACCTGTTTTTCGCAGGGGTTGTGATATAAACACCATCTTTATTACTACCCCCTTTGTCCAAGGCTTTGCGGTGTGCTACATCCTTACCTTCACGCATATCCGCTTTACCATTACCGTTTAAATCCTTGCCCTTCTTGTCTAATTCTCTTCTTGCCTTCTGACGTTCCATCCTGCGAGGGTGTTCTTCCCTAGCTTTTTGTTGTTGGTACTCTTTTGCATACGGTCTTGGCTTGTTAACATACGGCATTTAATTTCTCCCATTATGAGCGCACTCTAGGACTGAGCAATGTTTCTTGCAAAGCCCACTCGGTCTAGGATTCCAAACATCAGTCTTGAACGCAATCTTCAGCCTATTATGTTCGGCTATCCATTTACCCCATAGTTTACTCTCATTCTCTATAGAATAGGAATCCTTAATAAACGCTCTCGCTACTACAAATAATAACCCAGCTTTAACCTTTTTGACATAGGGAAAGTACTTAAAGATTGCCAAAGCCATCAGTTCTAACTGCCCTTTATCTGCATATTTTGCAGATTTCCCTGTTTTATAATCTAAGCACCTAGCCTCGTCACCCTTAATCACAATCAAATCGGCTATGCCTCGCCACCATACATCGGGGCTTTTAAAGTCGCAGGGTTCTAGGTTCTCGTTTAATGCCATCATAAACTCGCAATGCTTCTCCCCTTCTAAATTCTTTAAATTGTTTAGAGCATCCACTGCGAAGTTAAATTGTGGGGGGATGGGGGTACCGTCTTTAATGTATAGTTCAGCCGCTTCATGGAATAGCGTACCGTAGTTCATTGCATCAGTCTCAGGTTCTACAACATCCTTGGCTACACGCAGGTGGTAATACTTTTTAGGACATTGGTCAAACAACTTAATGCTTGAGTACGACCATGAAATCGGCTTACTCACTAACACTCTCCCAAATTATTACCATAACCAACCTCACAATTAACAGGCAGTCCGCTACACCATTCTGGTGTCCACCGCATACACTCCTCTATATATCTTACAGCGTCTTCTACTTTATCCTGTGGGACCAGACAAGCTATCGCATCATGTACTGTTAAGACTATAGGGTATTCTTTCGCTACTCGTAGCATCTGCTCACCGATAATGCACCGAGCAACTGCTTGGCAGACATTCTCAATTACCTTACCGCCATAAATCTTGTTCGCCCCATATCTAGTCTTATAAGTGTATTGCATACCACTTTCGCTGCGGGATGCTTTGAGTCCGTCATAACGCATTAACAATTTATTGGGTAATACAATACCCTTACTTCCCGGATCAAGCTTTAAGACATCATCTCTTCCTAAGTCAGTAGTTGAACCTTTTAGTAAGGCTTCAAGTGAAACTTGTGCCTGTTTCCATAGCTGAGTAATTTGTGGGTATGTTGTTCTGTAAACGCTGACGATATGACGGGCTTGTTCCTCCGAAATTTCCACACCGAAAGTTTTGAGTTGTGCCTTGAATTTTGGTGCGCCCATGCCGTAGCCACATCCGAGAATCGTAGTCTTGCCGACAAAGCGTTCCTCTTTGCTAATTTCTTCTGCGTCTTTGTTATATATAGCCGAAGCCATGATTTTGTACACATCTTCACCCTTTCTAAATGCTTCAACTAAATC